GAAGACTTGCCGTTCAGAAAGTTGGCAGAATCAACCAATATAAATTAAAAGAATCCAGGACTCAATTTGGTTCGACTACTGGAGCTGTGGAAACATATATGCTTTCATCGTTAGGTCCTCTAACATGTCCTCCAGATGCCATATATGATGGCGGTAATCAAGGCAATGAGTTCTGCCCAATACTTGATGACCAAGGTAATGGAAAAGTACTTGATGCTGGAGACCGCAATGTCGTGGTATGTGGTCAGAGCGTATGTCCTTCAGATATGATCTTTGATGGAGGTAACCAAGCAAATGAATTCTGCCCAATACTTGATCACCAGGTAAGTGGAACAGCTCTTGATGCTGGAAATCAAAATACAAAAGCCTGTGGTATCTAAGATAAATGACGTGCCCTCCTACAAATGTAAAATTCCAACTACGTAGAGACCTATCTACTAATTGGAATCTAAGCACAATCCTTCAAGCAGGTGAACCTGGATTTGAGACTAACACATTTAAACTAAAAATTGGAGATGGAACAACAAGATGGATCAATTTACCATATATAGGAGGTTCTTTAGGTGGAATTGGAGCAACTGGACCAACTGGAGCAACTGCTACTATAGCTATAGGAAATGTAACAACCTTAACACCAGGTGCTACAGCTACAGTATCAAATGTTGGAACTTCTTATGCTAGTATATTTGATTTTGGGTTACCGCAGGGTGTAACTGGAGCAACTGCTACTATAGCTATAGGAACTGTAACTACTCTAGGAGTAGGTGCTACAGCTACGGTATCAGATGTTGGAACTTCTTATGCCAGTATATTCGATTTTGGTATACCATTAGGACCCAGTGGAGCAACTGCTACTATAGCTATAGGAAATGTAACAACCTTAGCACCAGGTGCTACAGCTACGGTATCAGATGTTGGAACTTCTTATGCTAGTATATTTGATTTTGGGTTACCTCAGGGTGTAACTGGTGCAACTGCTACTATAACTGTAGGAAATGTAACAACTTTAGCACCAGGTGCTACAGCTACGGTATCAGATGTTGGAACTTCTTATGCCAGTATATTTGATTTTGGAATTCCTAGAGGTCCTACTGGTCCTACAACAGCATATATTTTTGATGGTGGAACTGCTGGTTCAACTTATAGTTTAGGACCTGCATTTGATTGCGGAACATCTTTTTAAGAATTATATAATAAATGCCATTTATACAACTTCAATTTCGAAGAGATTTATCTTCAAATTGGACTTCAAACGATCCTACATTAGCACCTGGAGAATTAGGTATTGAAACGGATACAAATTTATTTAAAATTGGAAGTGGAACAAATTGGGTAGGAACTTCATATGGTGGATTACAAGGTGCAACTGCTAGTATAGCCGTAGGAACTGTAACAACTTTATCACCTGGTGCTACAGCAACAGTAGCTGATTCCGGAACTTCTTATGCAAGTATATTCGATTTTGGTATACCGCAGGGTGTAACTGGACCTACAGGAGGCACAGAAGGAATTCAATATACTTTAACTGGCTCAACTATTGGTGCAACGTTTACAAATTTCCCAACTGCCACTACATTTACAGCAAGTACGTGGACATTATTTTCGACAATTTCGTTTAAAGTTCCTCCTAATTGGTCTTCTCCTAATTCTGTGTGCTGGGATGGACACGCTTTTTATGACTTCAGTCTTAATAATGTAAATTACTGGGCTGTATATTATACTACAACTTCACAGTCAACACTGCAGCCACTACTTGGTACTTCAGCTACTGGTGCTACAAATATTAATAATGCTATTTTTTCTTCTAGTCCACAAACGTATTTACCTTTTAATCTTATAATTCCTTCCACACATTTACAAGCTGGACCTACTGGAACTATTAACTTGCTTGTGTATGGTTTTACGACTGGTACAACAATTACCCTACAAAATCCACCACAAATAAGTGGAAGAGTTTCTGTAGCTTTAGTTTAAGTATATTCTTATTAAAAGAGTTCTAACTAAACAATAAGATGCCTGGTGGATTAATGCAATTAGTGAATAAAGGCGCACAAGACCAACTTGTGACAGGGTCTCCTACCTTTACTCTCTTTAGGTCTGTTTATAAACGCCATACTGAATTTGCTATGGAACACTTTAGATTAGATTTTCGGTCAGTAAATCTGGATTTAAACCCATCCACACCAAAATCTATGCGTGTTCGTGTTGATCGTAATGCACAAATGCTTCACGATTGTTATATTCATGTAAGCCTCCCAGATATCTATTCACCTATTGCACCAATAACCAGAGGAATTCATCCAGAACTTTCTCCTGATGCTTCCGGAATTGGTTATGAATTCCAATGGATTCCTAATATTGGATACAACATGATTAATACAGTATCTGTTCTAATTAATGGTTCTGCTATTGTAACACACACTGGTGAATGGATGAAATTATATTCCTATCTAAACACTCTTTCACCTAAACGACGAACAATTGACGGCATGGTTGGTAATGTTCCCGAACTTAATGATCCTGCAAATGCATTTAATCGTATGAATCAATACCCACATTCTATTACTACAGCTGGTAACATTGCTCAACCATCTATCCTTGCAAGAGACCTGGTAATTCCTCTTCATTTCTGGTTTTGTGAAGACATTGGAACAGCTTTACCCCTGGTAGCTCTTCAATACTCAGAAGTTGAGATTGTAGTAGAATTTAAATCAATCTATGAGCTTTTTACAGTTCGCGATGTTAGAAATACATCAACTTCTGCATTTGATGGAAGCAATGGAACATTTGGTCAGAGAATTGCTCCTGATCCTGCATTTCCCGAGTTCACTATAACTAACTTTCTTTCACCTCCAAACATTTCTGGAACTCCACAAAATCTTTCACTTACTACATGGTCACTAAACCCCTACATAGAAGCAAACTATATATTTCTTGGAGATGCTGAAGTTGTTCAACTAGCAAAGAGCGATAATTCATTTAAGATCCGGGAATTGAGAAGAGTCGTTGTTCCAGGATTATATGGTGCTGGTAATGATATTGAGTTAACGCTTGTCAACTTATGCACTCGTATTGTATGGGTTGCTCAACGGTCTGATGTTGCAGCAAAAAATGGTGTAGATAACTATACGAATAAATCTCTTACACCATATGGACCATACAGCAATCGCTCGTTGATGTCTCCTTGGTATTCTAGTGGCACTGCAATTGGACAAAATCAGAGTTCAACTGATATTATGATTGATGGTGTTGTAGTTCTTGATGGTGCTGAACGATTTAATGCAAAGACATTTGACTTTTTCAAATATCTGGAAAATTATCGTCACCATAACGGTAATGTCTCAATACTTCCTGGAATATACACATATTCATTTGCTTTGGAACATGATACTCCTCAACCATCTGGTCAGATAAATGGTTCAATGTTTAATAAGACACTTCTACGTCTCACTTTACAGGAACCTCCAATTTCAGCAAATCAGACTATCTTGCCGGCATGTATTCTCAAGTCAACAGCATTTAATGCAAGACCAGTTGCTGTAACAAATCAGACGCCGGGGGATGTTGTGGGAGCTGGGCTCAGACCTGATCAGGTAATTTCTACAGTAACAAAACCAATTACTGCACTTCGGCCTTATACATACACTGTATCAGCATTTGTTGAATCATATAACTTTTTACGTATAACGAGAGGTATCGCAAATGTTGTATTCTCATCATAATAAGAGATGGCAGACCCACCACCTGGATTAGAAATTGTTAAAGCAACATATGGTGCTGAACAATATAGTGAAGATGTAACAAAAGCAGTAAGAGATCTTATCAGAGATGGTTCTCTCAGTATCACCGTATCTCCTCAAGCTTTTGGGATTATTGATCCTGCTCCAGGTGTCAAGAAGATACTTCAAGTTAATGCATCCTTAAATGGTGCTGCCCCTACACTGTTTTCAGCTGAAGATAGCAAACAACTTGTTATCAACGCTCCAACCATAAAAAAAGATGAAGGCCCTAAAAGTGCTGGATCACAAGTAATAGTAGTAATTTGGTATGGCTTAGTAGCATTTATTGGAACATTTTTTATTGTTTCTTCTTATCGATTTGGAACGCTTGGTCTTGGTAGCAGCTTTCTGGGAATGTTATTTGCATTAGTCGTAGCAACAATTACAGTAACACTTGGCATTTCACAATCACATTCTGGCGTAGCTGGATTAATAACTCTTGTTATAGGAGCTGCCAGTATTCAACTATTTATAGCCTTTTCAATTAGTATGTTTAATCCTGATTATATCAATTTTGATTGGGCTAAAAAGACAATTGAACCAGTAGTAGATGCAGTAGCTCCTCCAATTCAATAAAAAATTGGCTTTCGCCGTATTACCAGTTGCCCACGCCCCAGTAGCCCACGAACTCATCGGGGCCATCATCCTGGGGCTTGTAGACGCGCTTGGTGGTCTCGCCGACGATATAGGTATCGCCGTCGTGCTCCTTGTCATCAAAGTCCTCGTCAGAGTCCTCGGGGGGACCCGTCACCATTTCACCAGTTGTCTTGTGCTGGAAAACTCCAGGAGACACCTGCGTCAGGTTCTTGTTCTGCTTGACAAGCTCAGCCACTGTCAGTGTCTTGAGCTTTGGAGCTGCTGCTGCTGCGCTGCCACCACCGCCTACAGAGGCTGGCGTGTGCTTGGTTGCAAAGCGCGTCATGTGACCCTCAAGGCCAACCTCCGCGAACTGCTCATCAGAAAGAGAGTTGACTTCCGTCACAAACTCCTTCTTGTACTTGTCGTCCCACGGCGCGCTTGCAGCCTCCATAGCTTCCTTGAGCTTGGTGGTCATTGCTGGCGTGATGCGCGGGACATGCTTTTTGGCCTCGGATTTCTCCTCAGCCGCCTTGGGCTTCTCAGCCTCCTTTGCCGCTGCCTTTGCGGGCGCGGACTTTGCGGCCTTCTTGGCCTCCTTGGCGTCAAACTCAGAGATCTTCTCATTGATCTTGGAGATCATCTCCTCGAACTTTGTCTTGTTCTCCTCATCCTTGTCAGGGATCTTGCTCTTCCCGCCAGCGATCTTCTCGTTGAGCTTGGTAAGCTTTTCAGTTGCCGTCTCCAGTTGCTTCTCGAGCTTCTGGCGGGGCGTCAGCTTGGTGTCCTCGTGCTCTGCCTCTGCATCATCACCAGCCGCGTGTGCGGCATCAGTGAGGAGCGGGGCAAAAGCCGTATTAATCTGCTTCATCAGGGACTCCTTGAGTGCCATGAGCTGCTCGATGGAAACCATTTTAGCTGTGTTAAAGTTGTTTTGATTAAAACTCAAACAATCCGTTTTTACAGAAAATTGTTCTTTTCGAACAGAAAAAATGTGCTTTATAAAGCACGTGTTTACTCGTCTTCGAATATTAATGTTCCAGGCTCTTCTGGGTCGCCGCGTAGGGTGTAAATAAAAGGCCTGTTCATTGATGCGTATCAAGATAATTTATTTAATAAATGAAATCCGTTTTTCTTCTCAATTCTCTTTTAATCCATTCTTTACAAATGAGCGAAACTGAAGTAGCAAAGGTCCAACTTCGCGAGCATCTGGCAACACTTCTCGTCCCTCGCCTTGCAGAGGGATTCTGGAGCATACATGATAGCGCAAAACAGCTATGCGAACGCAATAAGCAAACTGATGAAATTTTGAGGACATTTCAGAATATGGTTACCAAGATTCCTGATTGGTCAGACACCACACTAGCAGAAGAAGTCGAGCGTGTTCTCAAGGTATCCAAGTGTGCATACATGGATGATCTTCTAATGGGTGTATTTCTTGCTTATATGAAGTCATTTGCCGCTCTTCAGTATCGTGGAGCCTCTTCTCAGGTTCGCGTAGAATTTGAACGCCCCAACGTAACCAAGTTCATTCATGAACTATACAAGCACTCTGCCAGAAAACTATGGCAGGTAGCCTATCTTTTTAAGATTTCTGGGGTAGCAACAGAACAGCAGGCAAAGAATCGCCAGGAGATTGAGCAGGTAATCTATAAGACTATTGATGATGTTGTGAGGTCCTTTCTACCTTGGGAAGTCATTGCTAAGTCATATTTCACCGAGCCTCCTGCAGAAGATAAGCCTGCTCCTCCTCCAGCTTCCAAATCTGTAATCTTTGAAGACCTTCCCGACTCTGATTCTGATGAAGAGGTTGAAAATAAGCCTCGCTCTCTTTCTTTTCTTGAAAAGCCTGGAGATGAAGATGATGACAAACTATCTTTCACTGACCTGGATGAAAAGATCGAGATGCCGGCAGAATCAAAGGTTGAAATTCCCGAGATTGACCTACTGGCAGAAATTGAGAAAAAGGCAGAAGGAGATGGGCTCGTTCTAAATCTGTAAACATTCACATTGTTTGACAACAAATGATGCCGCTATATGTTACTATTGCAGCCACGCTGATATGCTTTATTCTATATGCTCTTGATCGCAAGTTTAGAGGTGAGCCAATCGATTGGATGACAGCTTCAAAGCTAAGTATTGTTGGGGCTCTTCTAAGCGGTGGAATTGCATACACTGTTTCATCACCTGAAGCTGTCGTTGAAGCAGTAAAAACTGTTGCTGAAACTCCTGCTGTCCAGGAGATGTTCGTTGGGGTTCCTACATTTTAAAAATGCTGCCATCACCACAGATACTCGTGCGAGTATTTCTCTGTGATCTCCAAGGTCCTGTCGTAGGTCAGGTCATCAAACCATTCCAAGATAGGGCATATAGAGTTGTTGAAGCAGCGGATGAGCACCTTCATGCTCCAGACACCATCCTGGCATCTGTATGTAAATCTGACGCAAATGCCAGTTGTCATGCTCACACACGACAATACACTTGTCACGTCTGAGGTTGTGAAGCCCAACTTTTTGAGCCGGGAGTTCACTCGTCTTGCCAAGCGCTTTGTGTCCTTGTTTGGAGTCCCCTTCACTGAGAAGTAGTCGCCACCCGGTAGGGTAACCTGCCACAACTGCTCGATGTGGGACATTGTGATACTATTCACTATTCTATCTATAAAAAACCCGTTTTTACAAAAATGGATTTCAAAAAGATAGAATTGTATGATTAACTGTTACCATGCCCGCCTTTACGTCCGTGCAACTGGCTGCGCACTACTCTGCTTTAGAGACATGCCTCTCCCCAGCTACCGGCTGGACTCTGGAGAGGCCAACTGACTCCACTGGCAAAGAGATTGATGCAAGCGGCAAAGGCTCCGACGGGGCCGACGGAATCCGCTTCAAGCTCAGCCCAGACCACTGGGCGGGTGGCAAGGGTAACCACCGAAAACCTTTCAGCTCCCTCTTTGAACTTCTTGGTCTCCAGGAGGTCACTTCTATCTGCCCAACTCAAAAAAATGTTGGGTCTGACCAGGGTGACTTCATCTCCGCCTCATTCATGAGGAAGGACGGAACACAGAAAGTCCTTGTAGACGAGCTGAACAGGCTGGCAGAGTTCTTCAATGGGCCAAAGCCAGCCAACTGGTAATACGCCTACGGGCAACTTTTTACTCTAAACATCAATCACTAAGCAACTCTCACCAGCAACAATATCCCCAATAAAACACTTCAATTCTGATATCTCTTTGCGTGGAATAGCCTCCTTAGAATATCGTGCAATTGCCTTATATAGTGAAAACCCAATATACCGATCTATCTTAGGATTCTTCTTAAAAAATAAAATGCTCGTATCATCCTCCAAAGTTAACCACTTAATAAATAGCTTAAACAACGGCTGGTCCTGGTAGTCTTCATACTTAGGACCATTCGGAAAGATATCCCAAAATAGTGACGTTGCTAATCTAACTAAATCAAATGAAGGGTTTGGCTTAATAGTCTTATGCTTTTCCGTAAAAAATGGCTGGCAATTATACTGACCCCCAGCCTCCTCATTCAAAGCAAATTGATCACTCATAAACAGCTTAGCCTCCTTCATTCCTGGTAGTTTGATTGATCCAATACCTCTATCAAAATCTATAATTTTTAACAAATATCCATACGTTGGCACCTTGTAAGTTACCCCTGCGTGGAAGTAATATAAAAACTCCTTATCAGTCTTCTTAAACATAATATTGTTGCCGTGAAGATCATTATGAGTGAATGCAAAGTTTCGCTGAGCATAAGCCAATGCAAATATGATCTGAGCCATCCATGCAAATTGCTTCTCTGAATCTGAACCTTTTAGAAGTTCATAGAATGTTCCTTCAAGCTTTTCCATAACTGTCATCTGAACTGGCACATTTTTAAACGTTGCCCAAGCAAATGCTTCATCCTCCGATTCCTCCTCATCAACACTTCCATCAAAAGATGAACTCACAGATTCAATCTGAAAAATATAAGATGTCGATACATCTGACGTAGACTCTGTTTCATCATCAGCCCCTTCATCACGGAATACAGGTGTCATCTCAGCAGCTTCTCCTTCCGCCTGGACACAAATAAGCTCTTGAATATCATCTAACTCTGCTTGTTCTCCCAGCTGAATCGAAACACGAGCACTGCGTGTATACTCTATAGGAGTCCCTGAGTGTTCATCTAATCTCAATTCAAATGTCTTACCAATATTTTGAGAAAACCAAGGGCGTTCTGATAGCTCTTCGTAATCATCAGAAATGTTTATGCTGTGTGTTGTAGCAGTTCCAGTATAGACTCCTACAACTTCTGGAAAATGTTGACACCCAGACTGAGATAATGCAACCGATAAAATAGAACCAACATATGCCGCCGTATTATGACTCTGAAGTTTTGATTGAGTCTCACGTGCATGCTCCGAAAGCATAGGTAAGCCAAATGTCCCGAACTCACCTTTCATACATTTAAAGGGACTCAGAAGCATAGTAATCTTCGGATGAACAGCTAAACTGCGACCAGAAGTAAGCGTAGCCACACCATCGGTCACTGATACTAATCCATCATTCAGTTTAATACCATAATCCTGGACACGCTCCAATGAGTTTGTCTTAAACAAACACTCAATCGGAGGAAAGAACGGCTGAAGCTTTGTTACATCCCATAGATCACTTTTAGCAGGTGTCCGACCAACAGTTAGTGCTACAGGGTTGGTCCGTAATTCTGAGGTCTGCTTACGCTTCATTTATTCAATTATAATCCATGCCCTAAACCAATATAGGAATCTTCACGCGATGAACTTCCAAATTAAGAAGTTCAATATTCAATCTATAGTTGACCGATGTGAGATCGACTCGCGTAAATCTCCCATGATTGTTCTAATCGGAAAGAAGGATACTGGAAAATCTTTCTTAGTCCGAGATATCCTGGCTAATACCAGGTCTTGTTTTCCTGTAGGAACTGTTATTTCTGGCACAGAAGTTGCCAATCCTTTCTTTCAGGAAATGGTTCCTTCAAAATTAATTCATGATAAGTATAGCCCTGGTATCGTAATGAACGCTATCAAGAGACAACTTGCAGTCAAACAATCCAGAAATCATGACAAAAAAGCACATGGTGGAAACTCTAACTCAGACCCTCGTGCATTCCTAATCTTAGATGACTGCTTATATGATAAGTCCTGGATTAACGAAGAGTCTACTCGCTATGTATTCATGAACGGTCGTCATATTGATATGGTTACCATGATTACTATGCAATATCCTCTGGGTATAACACCTAACTTGAGAACAAATATAGATTTCGTGTTCATTCTGCGTGAGAATAACATCACAAACAGAAAGAGAATATATGATAACTATGCAGGTATGTTTCCAACCTTCGAAATGTTCTGCCAGTTTATGGACCAATGTACTGAAAATTACGAATGCCTGGTAATCGCTAATGGTGTTCAATCAAACAAATTAGAAGATCAGGTGTTTTGGTATAAAGCATCTGATCATCCCTCTTTTAAAATGTGTGATGATTCGTTGTGGGCTAATAATCA